GTTGCCATAGTAATAGTAAAAGTATTTATTGTTGGAGTTGTCTTAACTTCAAAAGCGTTTGTTGTAAAACTTGCCGCTGTATATCCAGTTGTAGGACTTCCTGGAGTCGTGGCACTTGTAAAAATAAATAGTTCTCCAACTAATAAACCATGCCCTGATTTATTAATTGTAACAGTTGAGGATCCAGTTGTAGATGTGTAAGTACAAGATGTTAAATTTCTACTAGTGTCTAACGGTGTAATATCATATAAACTATCCCCATCATAAACGTAAAGACATTTATTGGTTCCAAGAGCCGAGTAACGTCTACCAGTCAGATCAGTCCACATCCATTGGGCCCTAACGGCACCTACCATTAATTTATCTGTAATCTGTTCCCAACCACCTATTTTTTCAGGGGAGCCATAACGAAAACGTACATTATCTCCATCAATCCACTCTCCTTCAGCTTGTGAAGCGGTGGCTTGTTTATTAAATCCTGATTTTAATGCTATCTTTTTTAATGGCATATTTATGGTTATTATACCACCAATTGAATATATCTAAAAGATTGTAGATATTTTTAAGGGCATAAAGATTAATATACCTTATATCTATATATTTAACAATAAAGAATTATTATGGTCTTTTGTATAAATTGTATTTCCAATCACCATTACTTCAAGAAAAGAATTGTTAAAAAGTTCCATGGCATCTTTTGGACTGCCTGCTATAGGTTTTCCAGCTACATTAAGACTTGTATTTAATAAAATTGGACAACCTGTTAAACTATAAAATTTTTCAATTAACTCATAAAAACTTTTGTTTTTATAATCTACTGTCTGTATCCTACAAGTATTGTCAATATGTTGAACACAGGGTAAATCATTATTTTTTAATTTTGCTGTATATAACATATATGGGTCATCCCATTCCATATCAAAATATTTATTTTTAAATTCTTTTAAAACTGAAGCTCCAAAAGGTCTATATATTTCTCTATTTTTTATTTTATTTATTATTGTTTTTCCATTTATTAATCTTGGATCTATTAATATAGATCGATTACCTAAAGCCCTAGGTCCAATTTCACCATGATTTTGATACCATCCGACAGTTTTTCCTTTAGTTAAATATACTGCTACTTTTTCTATAGTTTCTTTAGATGGGTCATCTACCGTACCTTCATCATACTGAGCATATGGAAAATTTTTGAATTGAAAAGAAAGATTAAAATGTTTTGCTGCCCACTGTATACCACCAATACTTAACCCTTCATCACAAGAATGTGGAACAATAATTAAATTTTTAAAATGTTTTTTAAGTGTAGTATTCCAAACTACGTTTTGTGCAACTCCACCAGAATATGTAATTATATCTTCAACATTTGAATATTGTTTAAAATGATTTAGTAAAATATTATTCATAGCATAATTAACTGTTGCTGCCCAATTTAATAATTTATTTTGAGCTAATGTAACATCTCCTATATGATTAATCCAAATTTGTGGATCAAATATTTTTTTTGACTCTCGTAAAGTGAATTTCTCTAATATTTTTAAAAACTCATGATCTACTTTTCCGTAAGATTGTAAACTCATTAACTTCCCAGCTATATCATTATTATTTTGTGCTTTTATACCAAGCGTTAAACCCATTTCTCTCATTCCCCATCCCACAGATCCATTTTCTAAATTTCCATAACCCACTAGTTTATCTTTTTTAAATACACTCCATGTTTTACTGTCGCCAAGACCGTCTATTACAAAATGTGTTTTTGGTTTTTGATTAGATAAAAATTCAGTGCTTAATGCATGAGCATAATGATGATCTAAAATAACTTCATTTTTATTTAAATTTTTTTTATATTCGCTACTAATAATAACAATAAAATCACAACTTTCTTTAGTAATTTTAAAAAGTCCACAAGTATCATTAATCATTTCATCAATATGATTGTAAGCAAATCTTTTAACTTGTTTAATACGTTCGTGTTTGATATATTTTATGTTTTTTCCATCAAAAAAAGATGCATTGTGATCGTGCCCTACAAATGCAATTGATAGTATATTCATTAAAATTTAATAAAATAATTTTTTATTATATCCAATTAAAATTTATAACTAATCTAATTTTTTCATCGGTATGTGTTGTTGCAGCATGTTTTAAATAACATGGAAATGAAATAAATTTATTTTCTTCACTTAAAATTTCTTTTTTATTTTCAAAAACAGTTTTACCATTATTAGAGTTTACATAATAAATTCCAGTTTTAATATTTTCAGTAGAATCAAAATCTTTATGAAAAGAAAAATTAAAGATTTCACTGCACACAGTATTCAAATTTGCTTTTATTCTTAAAATACTTAATGGATTTATTTTTTTTAAAATAGGTTCTAATATATTAAAAAAATTACTTTTTATCATATTTTCACCATAAAAATTATGAACAAATTGAAACTCATTTAATATATTTTCATAAGCTTGGGTAGTTTTATAATTGTTATAATACCATGGAAAATGTTCAGAATATAAATTATTTTTAATAAAGATATGATCTTTTTTTTCTAAAAAATTATTAAAAATATTTATACTCATTATTATTTTTATTTTCCTTCTATTTTAGAATCTGCAAAAGTTTGTTTATTAGCAATGTTTTCTTTAAATTTAATTTGCCAATCTATAACCATTTTAACAAGGTTATTTCCAAAATGTTTTAAAGCTTCGTCAGATAAATGTAATTTACCTTTTTCATTTAATGTTTTTATTTCTTCTTTAGAAAATTCTATGTCGCAAGATCCATTTTCATATTGTTTAAACTTCATTTTTGTATTCCATATAATAATCTTTTATCTTTAAACCATTCTATATTTGGTCCATTTTTATCTACATAGTGTAAAAAAGTTTGAGCATGCCAATCTCCTTTAAATTCTTCTCTCCAATGTTCTACTTCACATCCTAAATAAATTGCAGCATCACCTGGCTCCATATTAATTTCTGTACCATCTATAAATATTGGCCAAGATGTACCATCAGACCCTATCATTACAGTTACACTTATTTCACATGCAGGTCTATCTTTATGTTTTTTAAGATCAGCATTTAAAGTATACATTCTCCAAAAAGCATAAGTAGGAAATAGTTCTAAACCAGTTTCTTTTTGCATTAATTCTAGTTTATTAACCATTAATGATTCCATTAAAGGATCTCCATAAAAAAAAGTATCTCCATTATCGTTTTGGTGAAAATCAAAAGAATCAAAATTTAATCTATGTTTAATTCTACAATAATCAGTTAATAATTTGATTTCTTCTATTGTTAAAAAATTTTTAATTAATTTATATTTAAAGTCTCTTATAGTGCCCATGCTACTACTGAATACCTTGTTCCTTTCGTTACTGGTTTTACTGTATGAGGATATAAAAAATTACTTGGCCAAATAATCATTCTATTCGGTCTAACTTCTACTTCCCATTCTCCAGATCCATCTGGATTTCTAAAACACAAATTACCACCTTCATAATCATTGTTTAACAATAAAATACAACTCATTGTTCTAGGTATATCTGCAAAATGATCTACATGCCAAGTATAAAAACCTGTATTTTCGTATTTTAAAATTTCTATATCAAAAATATTTTTATACCCATAATCTAAAATATTTGCATCAAATTTATATTGTCTTAAATTTTTATTAAAATAATTATGTAATAAACTAAACCAATGAACATTAGACATTGAATTATTAAAATTAGATAATGTTAATGAATATGTTCTTCTGATGTTAAAATCTGTTTTATTTTCATTATCACCACCTATTTTAGCTTCATTAAATTCTGAAACATTTGCAAAACGAATTAAATTTGATAAAGCATTCCAAGGTAAAACTTCATCATATATTTTTATAAAATTTTTTATTTCCATGATTTTTTATTCCAATATTTATCTTTATAGATATTTAATATCTTTAAACCATAAAAAAGCATAGAGTTTTGTACTTCTTTTTGATTTCTTGGTTTTAATGACATTTTCCAACTATCTCTTTTAAAAGGAATTATTTGAACATAAGGTGTTCCTTTTTTTATAGTTGTTTCTAAAATAGGGTACTTGTCACCGTTTATAATAATTGGAAAATTTATTTCGTTTGGAAAAGTATCTGTATCTACAATACCAGGTATTATTGAAAATCTATCATCTGAATTATTTAAAGGTGGAACAAATAAACAAGAGTAGCCTTTTGTAGTTTTTATTTTCCATGGATTTAATATTTTATAAAAAGGAAGATTTTTATTTTTATCTATAAAAGGAGATCCCTCTACTTGTTTTATTGAATGTGTGTCAAACCCAGAATTTAAATTAATATTTTTTGCTTTAAGTAATTGGTCTCTATCATGTAGACCAAATGTTTGAAAAGAATCTTTAAATTTTTCTCCTTTTTCATTTTCATTATCTACATTATGTCTTACATGAAAATCTTGAGGAATTTTTAATAAATAGCCAGATGTTAATGTATCTAAAAAAGGCATACACCCTTTTATTGTTTTATTTAATAAAGTGTGTTCTAATTTTTTATACCATTCAGGTATATTTAATTTTATAGGTCTTGGGTAGTCTTCTTTTAATGAAAAATAATCTTCATGAGCACTAAACTCAATAACTTTCTCAAACATGTTAGTTAAATAACAATTTTTACGGTACTTGTAAAGGACTTAAAGAAGTTTGATTTTGATCTTTAAAATATTGCTCTAATGATTTATCTAAAGGATATACAATACTATTTAAATCTAAATTGTTTAATTGATTATAGTAATTATTCCAACGATTATATAATGAATGATTTAAATTATTATCTGTAAATTGTTTAATTTGGTTTTTAAAATTATTGATATAATATTGTAGTTCTTCTTTTTTAATAAAAGAACATGTTTGGTCTATAAAAATTATATTATCATTATTATATTTAATTGGAAATTTATTTCCATATTTTACTAAATCAAAATTTTCATTTGAATCTTCAATTATTTTATAAACATATTTTTCAATATTTAAATTATCTAAATCATATTGATTTTCTGCCATTCTATAAAATGACCCTTCAATATTATTTAAATTATTTATAAAAATAAAATAGCTCATTTTTAAGTACCTGTATTTTCAAACACAACTAAAATTCCACTCACACCAGCATTTCCAGGAGTTGCCTCATTCCCTGTGGCTGACCTAGGTGATCCGCCAGTACCACCACTTCCAAAAGCAGCACTATTAGCATTTAAACCAACTTGAAAACTCCTTCCAGTATAAGTAAGGGAAGCCCCAGGTTGATTACCAACTGTTCCAGTTCCACCAGCAGCATTACCGCCTGTTGCACCATTAACTGTTCCAACGTTTGTAAAATTTGTTGCTCCACCTGAACCTCCAGTTCCACCAGCCGCGTTTGAATTTCCATTTCCTGCATTACCAGGAGCTCCTACAGCATAAGGTTGAGCAAAAGGCTGAGCTATAGGTTTATTATAAAATCCAAATCCACCTGCACCTCCAGTTCCCCCACCAGGACCACTATCTGAACCACCTCCACCCCCACCGCCTCCAGCATACATATAAACACCAAGTCTATTTGCTGTTGGTGATGCAGTATAAATTCCAGTAGCTGGTCCAGTAGAATAAAGTGTTGGTATTCCCATACCAGCACCAGCTGATCCAGAAGATGCTGCTGTAATTCTTCCCTGAGCATCAACTGTAATTGATGCTGCTGTGTAAGCTCCTGCAGTAACTGCAGTGTTTGATAATTGAGTTGGGCCCACAGCTCCTGCTGCTATTTTAAATGATGTAACTGATGATGTGTCTAATGCTCCAGATGTAATCGCAAATGAAGCAACTTTAAATGATGTAACTGCTGATGTATCTAATCCTGAAGATGTAACTGCAAATGATGCAACTTTAAATGATGTAACTGATGATGTATCTAATTCAGTAGTACCAACAATAAAATCTCCAATAGCAGCACTTGTGCTAATTACTCCACCTAATGTGCTAAGATCAATTGTTTTTGCATTGGTTCCATCTAAATAAACACCTTTAATATTTTTTTCAATCGTACTCCAAATAAC